AATGGCATTTTAAACAAGTTTTAAAAGCCTTAAATGAAGATATCGACCGCGAGGGCCTAAAACAAACCCCGAAGCGTTATATCAACTTTATGAGGGAGTTCTTAAAAACTAAAGAATTTGAATTTACTACCTTTGACGCGGAAGGAGCTGACGAAATGATAATACAAACAAACATTCCTTTTTACTCTTTATGTGAACATCATATAGCCCCGTTTTTTGGAGTGGCGAATGTTGCGTATATTCCCAGTGATAAAATAGTTGGGTTAAGTAAGTTAGCCAGGTGCGTTGATTTATATGCTAATAAACTTCAAAACCAGGAAAGAGTGACGACACAAATAGCCGAAAGATTAATGGAGGAATTAAACCCTTTAGGGGTTGCGGTCACTTTGAAGGCTCAACACCTTTGTATGTGCATGAGGGGCGTAAAAAAACATGATACTTGGACGACTACCAGCAAAATGATAGGAATTTTTAAAAATGATTTAAACGCTAGAAACGAATTTTTAAGCTTGATTAAGTAATGGCAAAAAGCAACAAAATACAACACACTAAAAAGGCTTTAATTGAAGCGTTGGAAAAGTCGCTGGGAATAATAACGACCGCGTGTAAAATTGTAGGCATTGACCGAACAACCTTTTACAGATACTTAAAAGAGGATAAAGACTTTGCTAAAGAAGTAAAAGAGATTGAAAATGTTACCTTGGATTTTGTTGAGAGCCAACTTCACAAACAGATACAAGAAAATTCAACCGCCGCAACTATATTTTTTTTAAAAACAAAGGGCAAAAGTCGCGGCTATATTGAAAAAATTGAACAAGATATAAACCTTACCACAGATATTCCGATTATTAAATGGGTTGAACAAGCCGCCGAAGGTGAATGAAGTTACGATAAATAAATGTTTCCAACCTTTATACAATTCTAAAAAAAGGTATTTCCTAATAACTGGCGGTCGGGCTTCTTTAAAATCAACAACCGTTCACGACTTTGTGGCCCGTTTAACGTATGAAATCGGACATGGAATTTTATTTACCAGGTACACAATGACATCAGCCGAAAAGTCTATTATACCCGAATTTCTTTTAACGATTAACAGAATGGGGATAACAGATGATTTTCACGTTACAAAAAACATCGTTAGAAATAAGAAAACGGGCTCCTTTATTTATTTTTCGGGTATTAAAACAAGTTCGGGCGACCAAACCGCAAATTTGAAATCTATTAGTGGGATTACAACTTGGATAATTGAGGAAGGGGAAGACTTTAATGATGAAAAAGCGTTTAACACAATAGATGATTCGATACGGACAATAGGCAAACAGAATAGAGTTATTTGGATTCAAAACCCCTCAACAAAAACACATTTCATTTATCAACGTTGGATTAAACCTAAAAATAAAATTATCAATGTTTACGGTTACGATGTTACGGTTTCAGATATTGAGGATATACAACATATACACTCAACATATAGAATCGCGTTACATTATCTTGATAGCTCCTGGATTGCTAAAAAAGAGCTTTACAAGATTGAAGCCGAAAAAGCAGAATTTAAACATAAAACACATTATTATTTTAACTATATAGGCGGCTGGTTAGAAAAAGCGGAAGGAGTTATTTTCGACAACTGGGTGACGGGGGAATTTGACAAAAACTTGCCTTTCGCTTACGGAATGGATTTTGGTTTTAGCCCCGACCCTACGACACACATTAAAGTCGCGGTTTGTAATAAAAGAAAACAAATATTTTGCGAGGAACAATTCTACAAAACCGAATTAAGTACTGATGCTATCGTTTCAATGTTACAAAGTAGGTGTTCAAGTTCTGATTTAACCGTTGCCGATAGTGCTGAAATGAGATTGATAAACGAAATTAGATTAAAAAACATTAACATTCAGCCATGTAAGAAGTTCCCAGGGAGCGTGAAAAAAGGGTTAAAAGATATGTCGGCTTATCAAATTATAGTTTGCGGAAATTCGCCAAATATAAAAGAGGAATTAAACGAATACAAGTGGAACGACAAAAAGGCTGGAATACCCGAAGATAATTTTAATCATACGATTGACGCTATACGTTACGCTTTCGAAAGGCTGGTAGCTGGTTATTCAATTTGGTAGAGTTATTAATTTAATAATTGATATATTTGTAAAAAAGAAAATTTTATGGGATGGTTTAATAATAAATGGTTTTTTTTTGATAAACAGAAAAACGTTCACGAAAGTTTTTATTTAGGAAAGAACTCTAAATACAACTATAATCCCAGCGACACAACTTATCCTATTGAAAAGGGGTTTGCTAATACCCTGGATGTTTACTCAATAATTTCAAGAATAGTACAAAAAGCAAAAGAAATTCCCGTTCAGTTAGTTGTAGGGCCCGACGAAAAAATAGTAACCAGGGGAAAGCTTTTTGACATTTTAAATAAACCCAGCAAAGCAACTTCAAGGGATGAGTTTTTTGAATTAGGAATGACTTTTTTATTATCAAGTGGGAACGCGATAGCATATTTAAACGCCCCTATTGGATTTAACGCCGATGATTTAACGCTCCTTTATCCTCAAAATATAACAGTAAACACAACCGAAAGAGAAAAGCAGATTATTCCTTTGAGCTACGAATATAATATTGGAACTAAAAACTACGAATCTATATTAGCTGAAAACATAAGCCATATTAAAAACGTTAATCCAACCGAATACGGACTAGATAATTACTGGGGCCTATCACCTATTCAAGCGGCTTATTTATCAGTAATATCGGTTCAAAACTTAGATACGGCGAACGCTTCAATTTTAGAAAATAGGGGCGCGATAGGTATTTTATCCAACGAATCTGAAATTGTATTATCACCCGAAGAAGCCGACAAGCATCAAAAGCGTTTAGATGCTAGAATGGGAGGGGCAACAGACTTCAATAAAATTATTCAGTCGGGGGCAAAAGTTAAATATCAGCCTATCGGATTGAGCCCAGCAGATTTAAAAATTATAGAATCTAGGGTTATGAAATTACGCGATTTATGTAACGCGTTTTCAGCTGATAGTTCTTTGTTTAACGACCCCCAAAACAAAACTTTCAGCAACCGAAAAGACGCGAACAAAGCTCTTTACACCGATGCAGTAATTCCAACACTAAACAAATTTTTAAATATTTTTGAGCCTATTGTTAAGGCTCAATCAAAAAAAGACGGCAAAAAATATAAGATAAAAGTTGATTTATCTAATATCCCAGCGTTACAACAAGACCGCAAAGAAAAGTCTATACAAGCGAAAAACATCAGTTCCGCAATTATTACTATCTTAGCATCAAATTCAACCAGGGAACAAAAGATTGAAACGCTGGTTGAATCGTTAGAAATTAGCCAGGAAAGAGCTTCAAAAATTGTAGGAAATGCAAAACAACCGCAACAAGAAAGTCAATAAAGAAGCTTTAAAAGCTTCAATTAAGAGTAAAGAAAAGGCAGTAAATTCAAATAAGATTGTTAAAAAATGAGAATAAACACACCTAAATTTCAATCTAAAAAAGAAATGTTTTCTTATTTAAAAGAGAACAAACAGACTTTAATTGAGCAGAAAAAATCAATGCCTATTTATTCGGATTGTGTTAATTTTGGAAGTACACGTATTAAGGTCGGCGGCGTTGCAAAAGCGAACAAACCAGTTGACGGCGACATGGACACCCTTAGAGTAAAAGTGATAGCGAATACGGCTAACTGGATAGACAGTCACAATGACTTATTAATCCCTGGGAGCTGGAACAAAACCATTTCAGAGCGCAAAGGGATTATCCCCCACTTACACGACCATATCCACCAAATAGGGGCCAAAGTTGGCGAAGTTCACGATATATTTAGCTCAAACTTTAGCTTTGCTGAACTGGGTATAGCTGGAAAAGGCAATACGGAAGCACTTGTTTTCATTACAGATATAATAAAAAGCTATAATGAAAAGGTGTTTAACCAGTATAAACGGGGAATGATAAACCAGCATTCTATCGGCCTACAATACATGAAATTAGATTTGGCAATTAATGACGAATCAAGCACAAAAGAATTTGAATACTGGGAAAAGTTTTATCCCCAGGTAATAAACAAAAGCGCGGCAGACGAAAGCGGCTTTTTTTGGGTTGTTCAAGAAATTAAACTAATTGAAAATTCTGCCGTTCTATTTGGGGCAAATGAAATCACACCTACTTTGGATAATAATTTAGGAAAAAATATTGAGCCGATTAACTTCACTCAACAAGTTGAGCCGCTGAAAAGCACTCAAAACAAAAACAACAATTTACGAAACAATTTATTAATTTAAAAAAAACAAAATGTTTAAAAAACAAACCGCTGAACAAATCAGCAACATGAATGAAGTGGCGTTAAAAGACTATCACACAGAATTAGAAAAATTTAACACTGAAAAAGAAGAAAAGTTAAACGCTCAATTAAAAGAGTTGGAAGCTAAATCGGATTTAAGTGTTGAAGCAATTTCAACTTTAAAAGCTACAATTAAAAAAGAAATAAATGACATTGATTTAGAAACTTTTAAGGCCGCCGTAACACTACAAGGAACAGTGATTAAGGAATTACAAGAAACTAGAATTGGAACGACAACTGTAAAAAGACAGATTAACACTTGGATTGAAAAAAACGCTGACAAAATTGCTGAATTAAAAGCGGCTGGAAGCGGTTTAATTGAATTGAAAGTTGTTGGCCCTATGGAAACAACATCAGCATCAAACCCCGACGGAATACCTGAATTAATGGGCGTTCAGTCTGCGGCTCCTGGTAACGTGAATTTAAAAGGTAGTATTGTTGATGAATTAGTTACTACAATAAACACTTCTTTAGCTTCATATCCTTATACTGAAACAGTTCCAAAAGACGGCGATTATGCTTTTGTATTGGAAAAAGGGGTTAAACCTCAAATTGATTTTAAAATTGAAACTAGATACGCGGCTCCGAAAAAGGTTGCGGCTCACATGGTTTTGACTGACGAATCAGTGCAAGACATACCAGGGCTTCAATCAATAGCGAACGACTACCTAAGAAAAAAACACGATTTAAAAAGACAAAACGGAATTTTATTTGGTGACGGAATTGGTGCGAACTTAACTGGGGCGACTACATACGGGAGAACTTTCGTTGCTGGTGGAATGGCTTTAGCGGTTGCAAGTCCTAATTTTATGGATGTTGTGAACGCATGTATTACAGACATATACACGACACACAATTATACTGACGAAATGCAGTACATGGCGAATATCGTTATGGTTAATCCTGTTGATTTTTATCTTCAATTGGTTGCAGCTAAAGATTTAAATGGGTTGCCGCTTTATCCAATGGCTGGATTAATGAATAGAGTTGTTATCGGAGGGGCTACAATTATCCCTTTTGAAGACATACCAGTGGGAAGCATTTTTGTTTCTGATTTAAAAGCGTATAACACGACTAGATACATGGATTACACTGTGAAAATCGGTTGGATTAACGACCAATTAATCAGCAACCAGTTCACAATGGTAGGAGAATCAAGGCTACATGGCTTCGTTAAAAAATTAGACGAACAAGCGTTTATTTATGATAGTATTGCAACTATAACGGCGGCAATCACTAAGCCTTAAAACAAAGCTAGAACCAGGGCAACCCCTGGCGATAGAAGTCCGCATCTTTCGAGGTGCGGACTTTTGTAGGTAAAAAAAACTTTATAAAATGGCAAATCAAACAGAAATTATCCTAATAAAAGACCATGTTTCACTAGGCAGAAAAGATACGGTCGTAAAAATGTTGAGTAGTAATGTAGAAGCCTGGGTTGAATCGGGATATGCTAAACGATACAAGGCAGCTGAAAAAGAAACAAGCCCGAAAAGTAAAAAAAAAGGCTCAACAAAATAATAGACTACATTAAGACGCTATGGCAATAATTCTAAAAACGGATTTTTTAGATAATCCTATTTACGATATCGCGCTAACAAGACAAGCAGATAAAGAGTTAGACGCGTTAATTGACGCCATGCAATCGGATATGTTTGAAGAACTTTTGGGCTGCGATTTATACGATTTATTTATTGCCGATTTATCGGGAACGCCAGGCATTCCCCATGACGCTATTTATTTAAATATTTTTAATTCAATTTGTAGTGATGATGATTGTGTTCGCTCCTATGGAATGAAAGATATGTTAATGGGTTTCGTTTATTTTGAATGGCATAGGTATAATCAAAATAAAAGCGTCGCGGCTGGGATAGTTCGTATTGATTCGGAAAACTCTACCAGGGCAAACCTAACTTCTACAAATATTTACGACAAGTACAATAGAGCCGTTCAGAGTTATCAATCAATACAAGAATATATAAATTTAAACCTAACAGATTATCCACTTTACCAGGGTATAAAGAAACGGTTTTCAACATGGATTTAAAATGATAGAGCCTTTAAAATACACATTTACTTTTTCAGACGGAAACACACACAACGCCAGTATTTCACAAACATCAAATCCATTAACTTTCTGTTTTGATTACGGGTGGAGCTTAGTTCCGAAGCCGATAGGATTAGACCAAAATCCCGTCTATACTATTGAGGTTTCTAACGATGATTTAACCTGGCAACCTTACGACAACACTGTTATAGATGCAGCAATAGACCAGCCTTTTGACGACACTCACTTAGTATGGACTAAAATACGTATTAACTATGACGCCAAAACCAACACAACGGGAACGATTGAATTTACCTTAACACTAAAAAGATAATGAACAAAGCGGTTATTCACTTAGATAGGTCGGGCCAGGCATCTTTCATCGGCTGGGCTGGTGAAGTAAATACCTTTGCCGATTTGCCTTTAGCGGCTGAACATGTGGGGGAATTTTACATGGTATTAAATGCAACGGGTTCAAGGTTCTTATTAAACTACAAAGCGGCTGGATTATATCGTTCAGAGGGTGGAACCTGGGTTAAGAAAAACGATGTCGGCTTATACCTAAATGACGACCAGTTTGCCGTTTATAATGCGGCTGATAACTCAAAAATGATTTCCTTTAATGTTTCAAGTATTGCAACGGGAACAAAGAGGGTCGCAACCTGGCCCGATAAAGACGGAACGGTTGCCATGCTTTCAGATATTGGAAGCCTTTCGATAGGTAATTTTTCACAAACGGCTGACGGCGTAACGGTTGTTAATACAACCACAGAAACAAGTATAGTCGGAAGCGGTGTTGGTTCTTTGTCAATTCCTGCCAACACCTTTCAAATAGGCGACTCTTTCCACGCAAAAATTGGCGGTTTAATGAGTTCGAAAAAGGATGACCAATTAATTTTAAGGGTTAAAAATGGTGGAACTATTTTAGCAACTACGGGTTCATTTGAGCTGGAATATAGTGTTGCGGATGGATGGGAAGCGGAAATTGATTTTACTATTAGGACAATAGGGGCAACGGGTTCAATTATAACAAATGGCAATTTTTGCCACAATAAAACATTAGATAAAAAATACGCGGGAACAGTATTCCAAGATACAAAAGCAATAGACACAACTATTTTACATACTTTAGATATAACGGCTGAATGGGTACAAGCAAGTAATCAAGATAGTATTCAAGCGTCTAATTTTGTATTGTATAAAGTGTATTAAAAAAAGAGGAAGGGATGAACATAACGGAAGCAACTTTTCGATTAATGGATGTAATATATATAGCGGTCGGAGTTGGTTCGGGTTTGGCTTTTTATTGGAAAATGGTAATGAACGACAACAAAAGAAAATATGAAATAAACCAGTTAAAAATTGACGCCGAAAAATATGACAACACTATGAAAGCAAATATTTCTAAAAACGAAAGTATAATGTTTAAAAAGTTTTCAAGTGTTCACTCAAGAATGGATAAAAATGAGGAAAAAAATAAAACTGAATTAGACTTAATTAATAGAGAGTTAGCCGATGTAAAAGTAGGCATTTCTTCAATAAACGGAAAATTAGATATACTTATAAGCCAAAAACAACAACCTCAACAAATTTAATTTTTTAAAATGTTTAATACTATTGACTATATAAAAGGAATAATTGAAAGCATGAATTTTGATGAGCCAATTTCAAACATCATTTATGACAATGCAACAAAAACAACGACCTTTGACACTTGTAAAACTTTCTGGGTTTTTGAATGCTATAAAATTAAAATCAATAACTCTTTTTACGAAGTTGTAGATTCTGAAATAAATATGAGTATAACGGTGAAAGGCGAAGTTAATCCGAACGCAACTTTTTTTCATATTAACGCTCCTTTCTTTTATCATGGCACACCCCTTCAAACGGCAATACAATTAGCAACCGAAGAAAAATACTGGCTTGACAAATTGCCTTTCGTTTACTTAATAGAACCAATGACAGAAACAAGGGATTTAAGCCGACTTAGGGTATTGGATAGAACTAGCCAGTTAAATCTATTATTCATGCTTCCAGGGGCTCTAAAAGAAAGCGTTTTAACACAATATCAAACGGCGATTAAGCCGACCGATAATATGGTTTTTGAATGGGAGAAAAAAATAATGCTTAATCCTAACATAGCAGAATTATCAGAAGCTAAATCAAAAAACCGCGTGAATTATGGAGTTTGGGTTTCTAAAAACCCCAGGCCCAAACCAACAAAAGAAGATAACATAATGAAGCTAATAAACGAAGCAATTTCGGGAATTGAGTATTCAATTTCTATTCCCTTTAAAAGAGAGGTTTGCGATTTAGATTTAAAATGTAAAACTTCATTTATTTAATAATGATTATATTTGTTTCGAACTTTAATTTCAATAACTTAATAACTTAAAATTATGGCAGTAGATAACTGTAAAATCAAATTAGGAAATCTAGGTGAACCAGGGTGCGTGAATATCGCGGATGTTGCCGTTTTAGGATTTTTTGATATGTTGAAAGACTCCACAGGAGCGAACAAAAGTAGAGCGAACGCGGATTTAACTACGTGGGCCCTATTAGAACCAATTTTAAACGCGGCAGACCCTCGGGATAGATTATACCCAGTGGGCCAATTCTCTAACGTTGACCAGGTAAGGGATGAATCTGTTTTTTGGACTTCTAACGCTGGTAAGAAGGTAAAACTTCGTGACGGTTTTAAAAACTTTACGGGGTATATTGTAAACGCGCCTAGAGAACTAGAAGCTAAATTAAAACAAGACGTTTCTCAGTCTTTCGGGTGGCATTTTTTAGATGATGCGAACCAAATAGTAACAAAGAAAGGAACGACCTCAACAACTTGCAGACCTATTCAAATTGACAACGATACGTTAGACGCGATATATGTTGAAAAAACTGATGCAGCTCCAGCAATGATGATGATTTCTTTTCAATGGAAACCAACTGAAAACGATGCTGATGTTAAGGTACTGGGCGGCGTTGATTACGATGCGAATACGCCTTATGGACTACTTGATGTTGACGCGGTATTTACTAACCCAACGATTAACACTGTGACGGCTACAATCACGACAACTTGTTACGGCGATTTAGTGCCTGACCTTGATATTTCAATGTTTACTTTTACAACGATTTCGCCAACACCTGGAACCCTTTTAGGAACTACCATGCAAGAACTATCGCCTGGGGTTTATGAATTTACCTGGGGGGCTCCTCAAAGTTTGGGTGATGTTATTAGGATTTCAGCGAGTACTGACGGATTAGACTTTGAAGAAATGTCTGACGGAACTAATGACATAATTATTCAATAATTATTTTAATATAAATGAAAGCTCACTTCCTTCGGGTTGTGGGCTTTTGTAGGTATAATCTTTTAAATATCCAATATGTCAAAATCCAAAAGTATTAAAATAGAGGGAGTTCAATTTTCACTACCTTTTAAAATGAAAAAAACAAGATTTGTCAAAATGTTTGGAGGACATTTCGGGGAAAAAACAAATAGCGTTTTTGAAAAACTAAATAAATCTAAATAAGGCCATTCAGCCTATATTGAAAGCCTTGCAGATTGTAAGGCTTTTTTTGTATTATGGAAGCTTTAATTCGATTATCGAAAAACTTTTTGGCCCTAAGACCGAAAAAGATATTGGTAAAAACAATGTCCGAAAATCCTATACTTGAAAAACTAGCGATTCAATTAGTACAAAAAAGGCAATTAGAATTCGGAACAACTGGTAACGCAAATTTCTTAGGCAATTATTCAGCGGCTTCGGTTGTTCATTACGGCAAAGATGAGGGGCCAATTCAACTATATGATGAAGGCGACTTTTATGAAAGCTTTGAAATTGTTTTTGTTGACAATGGTTTTTTTATAAATGCAGACGGCCAAAAAGAAGATACAAACCTCTTTACAGAATTCGGATTAGATATTACAAAGTTAAATGAAGCAAATTTGACTATCTTTATAGAAAGATTAATCCCAGTTTTAATCAATACAATTATTAAAATGATGTTTAGAGGTGTTTAAAAAACTTGTTATATATAAAAACAACGACCAGTTAATGATTGATAATTTTAAAGGAATGTTAAAAGACGGCAACCTTTCTAATATGTATCATTTTGAAAATCGTTATGGAGTTAAAGTTGAAAATAAAATAAGATTTAATAAAGTTAAATTTTACATTAAACTACAAGAAGCCTGGATTGATTGTTATAATGAATATTTACAAACTTTTGGATTAAATAAAGCCCATTTAAGAGTAATGGAACAAGAAGATAAAATTGCTTTATTGACTATAAAAATGCATGTTGAGGGAAAAGGACATTTGGCTGCAATAATTAAGGCCGAAGAAAGAAGGTTGGAAGAAATGAAAACACCTAGCAAAGGAAAAAAACAAACCTTTGAAGAAGATTTAGTGGTTATTCAAAAATACCAGGGAGTTCCCATTGACGGAAAAAATACAACAACAAATAGATTCTTTACCTATGTTAAAGCTATGGAAAAAGAAGCCGAAGAAATAAGAGCAAAAAATGTCAGAGAAAATAGATGATAATAAAATATTTAGTTCAGACTTTTTAGAAAAAACTAAAGCCAGTTTTCGTGAATTACTAAAAATTATTGACACGCTAAAAACGGAATTAAACGCCGTTTTAACTGTTCAAAAGCAAATGATAAGTTCTAGTGACAAAAAAAGTACGGAAGGGCTTAAAAAGCGTCAAAAAGCTATAACAAAGGTCAACCAGGTTTCAAAAGAAATGTTGAAGTTGGCTAGGGATAAAAAAAGGCTATCGGCTCAATTATTAACGGCTGAAAGTGCGGAAGCGAAAGCGGTTGCGGCTACCCGAATTGAATTAGCAAGAAAAAAGAAAGCCGTAAAAGAAGAAGTTTTAGCTGAAAAGGGCTTAGTTTCTGAATATCAAAAACAGTCTAAAAGGTTAAACGATTTAAGAAAAAGATACAAGGATTTAATTTTAATCCAGGGCAAAGAAACCAGGGCGACAAGAAAAATGCGTTTAGAAGCTCAAAAGCTTGATAAACGACTTAAAAAGGTTGACGCTAGTGTCGGTCAATTTCAAAGGAGTGTCGGAAATTATCCAAAAGCTTTCGGAAGGGCTGGGGCCGCTTTGCGTTCAATGGGATTAGCGATTGGAGGTTTAGCAATTATCAGAAGCATCACAGGAATAGTAAGGAATTTCGAGCAAAGTCAAGCGGATTTAGCTTCTGTTTTAGCTGATGCCACGATACCCGAACTTGAAGCACTTACGAAACAAGCCAGGGAGCTAGGAGCCACTACGCGATTCACCGCTGGTGAAATTTCCGGGCTTCAAAAAGAACTTGCGAAACTAGGCTTTTCACCTACCGAAATTGAAAACATGACCGAAGCCACTTTACAACTTGCGGCGGCAACGGGAACAGATTTAGCCAGGGCGGCCGAAGTAACTGGGGCAACGTTAAGGGGGTTCGGATTAGGGGCTGAAAATACGCAAAGAATTGTCGATTTAATGGCTAAAAGTTTCACCGCTTCTAGTTTAGACATGGAAAAGTTTTCAACCTCGATGTCAAGTGTTGCGCCCGTTGCGAATTCGGCTGGTATTTCTGTTGAAAGAACTACGGCGATGCTGGGAACCTTAACTGATAGGGGGTTAGATGCTTCAACGGCTGGAACGGGGTTAAGAAATGTATTTTTAGAGCTTTCAAAAAGGGGGATAACCTTTGAACAAGCTATGACGAAAATTAATACGGCTACCGATAAAAATGCGGCTTCATTAGATTTGTTTGGAAAACGGGGCGCGGTTGTAGGAACAATCCTTTCAGCAACGGGAACGGATATCTTTAACCTAGAACAAAGGTTGCTAGATGCTGGGGGTGCAGCCGAAGAAATGGCAGACAAGCAACTTGACACATTGAACGGAAGTTTAAAATTATTAGGTTCAGCCTGGGAAGGATTTATATTGGATTTAGAAGAAGGAACGGGGGTTTTCGGAGGGTTAAAAGACGCGATTTTTTTCGTTGCTGCGAACCTTGAAACGTTAATTAAAACAGTCGCGGCGGCTGGGGCGGCTTTTCTTCTTTATAAATCAGCCGTAACAATAGGAACAATCGCTTTAAAAGCTTACAAAGCAATCACAATCGGTTACACGATAGTTCAAGCCCTATTAACGGGCTCAACAAAAAAAGCCGCCGCAGCCATGCGACTTTTCAATATGGTTGTAAAAATGAATCCTATCGGATTATTGATTACGGCGATTACGGCGGCGGTTGCTGCGATTTGGCTTTTTAACAACGCAACATCCCAGGCGGTTTTAGAACAAGAAGCGTTCAATAAGGGGCTAGAGAAAGGTCAAACGGCGGCCGCTGAATACTTAAAGGAGTTAAAGAAAGTTAGTGCTGAAAAGTTAAGAGCGATAAGCCTTGATGTCACGAAAGGAGCTATAACAAAAGAAGAAGGGGAAGTAAAAACGCTAGAAGTTTTAGAAGATGAAAAGTTTAAACTAGACACAAAACTAATCGCAGCCTACGATGAAGTTGATGATATAAAGTTTGAATTGGCTAGAAGGAAAAAAGTTTTTGACGACCGACTAAACAATTTAATTGAAACTAAGGGTTCAGCTGATTATGAAAGACCTTTAGTTCGGCGTCAATTCGCAAAACTAAAAATTCAAGCGGCCGAAGACACCGCCGCAGCGGAAGCAATAAAAGAGGAATTAAATAAACAATCTGACGCCTTAGAAGATGAAATAAAAGGGTTGAAAGCGAAAAAAGTTGGTGAACAAGCGGCGGCAGATATAGCGGAAGCAGACGCCGAAGATGCAGCGGCTAAAAAAGCAGCCGCAAAAAGAAAAGCCAGGTATGAAAAAAGACAAGCCGACTTATCGGCCATGCTTATAAGGCTGCAAGATTTAAACGACCAGGCAATTAAAGACAATGAAGCCAGGGAGAAAAAACAAATAAACAGAAAATTTGATAGAGAAATAGCCGAAATAAATAAGCGTAAAAACTTAACCAAAACAGAAACGGACTTAATAATATCATTAAACAAGTTAAGAAACAAACAACTTTTAGAAATTGAGGAGGATTTTCAAGCGAAAAAAAGGGCGTTAATAGTTGAGCAACTTAATCTATCAGCTCAAATTGAAGCCCAGGCGAAAAGAGATACGGGCGGCGATTCAAAAAGGGCTGAATTATTAGAGGATGAAATTAAACTACAAACCCAAAGATTAAAATTAATTGATAAGCAAATAGACCAGGGCAATGATTCAGACAAACAACTGTTAAAAAGGCAAAGGATTTATGACGGTTTAGTTGAAATTAATAAGGAGCTTGATTCTATTATTTGGGGCCGCTTACAAACTTCACAAACTGAAAGGGAGTTGTCAACTTTTTTAGCAAAAAATAAGATAAGAGAAAACGAAAAGGAAATTGAAGTTTTACAAAAGAAAATTGAATTAGAAGGAACCAGTTTAGAGCTGCAAAACAAAATTAAAGAACTCACTTTAGAAATCTCAGTTAGTCAACAAAAAATTAGGGATAATGTGTTTGACGAAGAACAAGAAAAATTGTACGAAGCCCAGTTAAGACTACAAACTGAATATAATGAAAAGTTAATTAACGGAACTTTTGAAACGAATAAAAAGATTAGGAAATTAATGGCGAAAGTTGACGCAGAAACAGACCCCAAAAAGAAAGCTAAATTAATAAAAAAACTAGATAAAGAAAAGTTAAAGTCAAAAGAGGAAATTAATAAAGATATTTTAAAAGCTGAATTAGAACTTAAAAAGAAACTTTTAGCCCTTGATGTTGCCGCTTTGGAAAACAAAAAAGCTCTTTATAAGGAAAATTCAAAAGAGTGGTTAGAACTTCAAAAACAAATAAGCGATAAGGAGGTGGAACTTCAAAACATAGACAAGCAGATTGACGGCCTGGAAGTTGTAGCTGAAAAAGAAAAAGAGCTTTGGAAACAAAGGTTAGACGCTATGAAAAATTTTGCCGAAAAAGCGATTGAAATTTTAGACGCCAAAACAGACAAGGAAATTGAAAACATAGATAAAGAACTGGCCGCAAGTAAAGACCGAGAAAAGCAATTAGAAGAACTGGCGGCGAAAGGTAATTTAACGGCCCAGCAATCAGTCGGGGCAGAAATAAAAAGACAAGCAGAATTGGAAAGACAAAAAGCTCAATTAGAAAAGAAAAAATATAGGCGTCAATTAATTTTAGAGGGGCTGGATTTATTGAGTTCAAAAATTGATAACGGCGACAAAGATGCAGTCACTTCAACTTTAAATGATATGACTAGGCTCCTGGCAACCCTTCAATTTTTACCTGGGTTTTATAAAGGAACAGAAACAACGGTTGAAGCGGCTTTAGGAAAGCCAAATTTTGGAGGAAAAGACGGCTATTTAATAAGAGCAGACGGGAAGGAAAAAATACTAAATCCAAAGCTTTCCAGCATGACGGGCAACGCAACAACCGATGAAATTGTAAACGGGTTTTTAGATAATCAAATAGGCGTTCCCGATTCATCCGCTTTAATTCGCCCACAAATAGCACAATTAAACGCCCCTTTTCAAGATAGCTCTCAAATATTAAAAAAGTTTGATTCGCTAGAAAATACAATTAGGAGCAAACCAATTCTTTCGGATTTAAAGTTTAATGAATTAACGAAAGCCCTGGTGATAACAGTGGAGCAAAGCGGAAATCTAAAAAGAACACATTATAAACTGAAAAAATAATGGCTATTCAAATCATATTAGACGGCGACACTTCTTCGGCGGTTCAAGAGCTTCACGATTTAGAAATCATTGCAAGTGTTGAGGAAGGAAATGTCAACGCAAGGATTACAACGGAACAAATCACTTTAGTTAACCAATACGCCGCTTTGGTGAGAAACTACATTAGCGGCGGCGTAAATGGCTCTACAAACGGAATTTTCGAGGGATTGAATTTAGAAATGTTGGAAAACGGAACAAATGTTTTTGACGGTTATTTGGATTTTTTAAATGATTTTGAAATTGTTAACCCTACAACGGTGAAAGCTAGAATAAAAAAACATGACGGAAACAATAATTTTCGTGACCGCGCCAGTGGATTAACGTTTGGTTATTTAGATGAAATTAATGCAATAGGCCCAGGCGATTATCTTAGTATTCCTTATATAAACGAAAAAGAATTTAATTATATAGAATTCGCGTTCCTGGCTTTTAGTATTTACAACTTAACGAAAGACTCGAAAGAATTAATCGAGCAAGTAATATATGACGCTGGGGTTGTTGCCGCTGATATTGCTGGGGGTGTTACGGGGGCCGCTGGGGGGGCTATAATGGCTGCGGCGGTTGTCGCGGTGAATGCAGCAATAGCCGCGTTCATGTTAATCCTTTTGGCGAATTTAATAGGCGAATTAATAGCCTATATTGTTTCCCCTATAAAATATCATAAAGGAATTTACCTCAAGACTTTAGCGCAAAAAGGTTGTCAACATTTGGGATATTCTTATAATACTTCAATAGGTGATTTAGATTATATCGCGATAATGCCTTCAAAAACGGGTGTAGATAAAGATGCTACTCAATTTAAAATAATAAACACCGTTCCAATTCATCAGCCTGGTGTTGGATATCCTTCTGCGGCTGATTTTGGATATACACTTTGGGAAGTTATTGAGTTAATAAACAAAACTTTTTATTCAGAGTACACGATAAAAAATGGAGTTGTAGAGCAGCACGTTATTGATTCGGCCTGGTGGATTCAAAATAGTGTTTACATATTGCCTGACATATTACAGGAATCAATCGTAACCAACGCAAACGAATTAATTTCAGATAAAATAATTGTTTTTAAAATTGACGAAACAGATACAAATTCATTAGAATATTTTAAGGGCCACACCTACGAAATAAGAACCAGGCCAATATCAACAACCGATAGTAGAAACGTTTTAATGAACGGATATAACCGTATTGACATCCCTTATGAGTTGCCAAACAGAAAAGACAAGTTAAATAGTTTAGAAAATTTCGCTCTTACATTGTTTCAAAATATAAACGCTTTTTTAAATTTTTTCGGCGGAAATGCACAATCTACGGCCTGGATTTCAAACCGAATAGGGGTTAATATGTTGAGCAGCGACTTAATGAACGTTCCCAAGATGATGAAGCTAAATAATCAATTAAAGCTAAATACAAATAATCGTTCTACCTGGTCGGCTAAATATCTTTATAACAATTTCCACAAAAAAGGTTCATTTGTTTTGAATAATTTTGGGAACCAGTATTTAATCTATAAAAATGTTCGTATCCCTTTCGGTTTTAAAGAGTTTAACGAATTGTCACAAAATTCGTACTTTAGCGACTCAAACGGGAGATTATGCAAATTAGAAGAAATCACCTGGAATGTGAGTAAGGATTTCGCGTTAATTAACTATCGAGTGAAAGAGAAATATACTGGCAACCTTCAAGAAGTTTATATTGAAGAAAGTTAAAAACAAGCAACATGAAAGATAATGAAAAAATACTTGAAAACTTTAAAGATAAAGTCGGAACCCTTTTAGAGGGTTTAAATTCTTTTGCCCCCGTAGTTTTGGAAATGAAAAGTTTGGCCGAAAAAAAATTAACAGAAAAAGAAGCTACAATTGTAAAGGAGTTTGAAGAAAAAGGAAAAGGGCTAGACATGGAGGGGTTGAAAAAACTTAAAAAAGAATATTTAGAAAAATTGAATAATCATGGGGTTTAGAATTGAGAATCAAAAGTTTTTTAATCAATTTTCTAATAGAGAAATTTTAACTTATAACTCTAGTGATTTCACGACTAATTTAGTCGGAAATGTTGGCGATATAATTAGAACGACATTTGATTTAACTTTTTGGCAAGTTTCACAGTCAACGGCGGCGGATTTATTTAATATTGTCGGAGGGGGAAACACACTTACAAGGGTCGGCCCTGGAAGTTTTATTGCTGATGAACATAAAGTAGGGGATTTAATAAGTCTTAGGGATAACGCTTTGCCTGGGGTTTTTTTATTTGAGGATAGGATAATAACCTCAATAACGGCAACGGAAGTGATTTTTGACGGGGTTGCCCTGGTTTTAAGTGGGCCGTATAACGATATGAAGTTATATAACAAGACCGATTTAAACGAAATGAGGTATAAATTCGGGATTATTGGAAACACCGAAGCGACAAATTATATTTCTAAAATTGACGGAACGGCTGAAAACGCCTTTTCTTTATCAAATATAACAACGGTCGGAACGGAAATGATTCCCGATGCTGGTGTCAACTCCTGGAATGAAAATAACAATGCTTCGAGAGCAGAAGTTTCGGCGGCGATAATAGACATAAGGGAAAAAGATTATCAACGGAAATTTTTTATTCAACATTGGTTTAGAATTCAACCTTATTATTTGGAGGGTGAAATCCCCAACATACAAAACAACTTGAAGCCCTCTTTGTTTAACTCGGGAAACTCTTTGAAATACGTTTTTCAAGCAGAAGTGAACGAAAACTTATCTAATCCCAATACTAGCCGATTCGCTTTTCAAGACGACAACCTGGGTTCAGTCGGCTGGTTTAATGAAAACATTAACGGGAACGCGCCTACTTATTCAGCGTCAAATGTATCTTATTTGAACGTTGACACTGGACTAGCTGAAACCGCTATAAACGCCCAGGAAACAACAAAAGTCACTTTTAAATTAAATAGTGACAACGGAATTTTCTTACCTCAACCGTTTTACCTACAACCTTTTATTCTTGGGATTTCAATTTTGCCCGACGCCAGTGAATACCAGCAAAACCAAAACTTTATAAACGAAAATTTTTTATTGGAAACGTTATACATGTACACGTTTTACAACGGTCACAACGGGTACTTAATAAAAAACGCGGGAAGCTCTTTTATAAGTGCTAATGAATTAGAAGTATATTTTGAAGTTGATTATCCTACGTTAATTGAAGAAGCTTTAGAAGGGGTAAGTTATGTTATTTGGGTTGCGGCTGGTGATTACACTTTGCCAGGAATTAACACTGACCGCGTGACTTGCATAATAGATTCAAAGGAATTTATTTTTAATCCCGACACAGAAGATTTATTGTTTTGCGACAAAACGTATCATTTTCCGCATACCATTCCCGACACGAATTTAGGATTATCTTTTGACAATTATGCTGGGTGGATTGAGGATGGATTTGAAGTTAAAATTCCTTTTTATCTTTCAACGGGGATAGGAGTTGGGGGGGCTTTAAGTAGTTTCAAACTACATTTATCAGCTTGGAATTCCTCAACTGATGATATTTTTAGGCTGCAATCTTATTCGTATAATCTTGCCAACGCGCCGCTAATCCAAAACGCCCCTTTTAATGATTATTACGCCTATAACATTATAAGTGAAAGAAATTTCAACCTGGTAAATGGAAGCCAATTTAACAAAGCTGAATTGATAACAACTGGCCCCGAAGAAAGGGAAGTTCTTAATCATTTGGGGCAGCTAGTCACTATTCCAGTAGTGGGATATGAAGCTACTTTAGGGATAAAAGCTAATTTTGAGAAATGGATTTCGCAACCTGGGGCGAATACTGTTTTTTACGATGTCAACGCTCCTGTCGGAACCTGGGGAGGGTTAAATAAGAACGCTAGTAACTATTCATTAAAAGAAGGTTATTCGTTAATAGTAGAGGTTGACGCCGAAGTATGGAAAATAGGTCTTTCGGGGTTTTTGAATTTTTTCGTTTATACAACAAACTATAAGTTCCTTTCGCAACCTCACGAATATTATGATTACGATTTAGACAACCAGGTGACGCCCTTATGGAGCGTTGAAATAATAACTTACAATGAATTAGGGCAAAACACCCAGGGAGTTTTAGACGTTGCCCAGGATATGAGAATTAAAGCTATTTTCACGCCTTTAGCTGGTGTGACTAATTTGATTAACCCTTACGGGATAATAAGGCTAAATGAAAGCGGCGGAAACATTAATACTATTTACGAACTTTCAACCGTTCGTGAATCCATTATTAATAATCCTTTAATTCCTTTGGACGGGGAAAGTTATACGAAATTGACTGACGACGGGTTGACAGTTGAATTGGAATGCTTAGTAAAAGGGAGTTTAATTGACGCCGCGATTAACTATGATATTTCAGCTACACTAAGAGAAAGTTCAAATGTTAACGGCATTGAAACAGAAAACGATATCTTTATAGAAACCGAAAATGACGATATATTAATAATTGAGTAAATTTACAACATGGCAGAAATTAAATATAGTGAAATATTAGCGGCTGATGAAGTTTTATCAGCTGGGGCAAATGATATAATCGTTTTAGCAATAGTTGACGGCGCGGCCCCCACTGGTTACACCTCAAAAGCTATAAAAGGGGGCAACCTTTTAAACTTGCAAACGGTTTGTGATTTCGGTTCAACCGCTTTTGACCTTTCAACGCAAGTGACTATAACAACGGTCGGAACTAAAATAGAACATCAATCTTACTTAAACGAAGCAACGACCGCGACTTTAATTTTAGACGCGCCCAGTAAAGCCGAATTATCTTTTGTTGACTATAATAGCGGAAGTAATTTATTAAGGGTTGACGCCCTGGGGGTGTTAATTACAGATGAAATAAATCTAAAAGGGGCTTTTTATGCCGCTGATTATAGCTTGAATTTCGTTGCCCGTTCACTAATTGATAGAGGTTACGCAGATACAAACCTGGGCGGCTCAAGCTTAAATTCTATTTTCATTAATCCTGGGGGGTTTGAGGAAGGGCACGTTCCAAGCTGGGATGATTTAGCTCAAGAATATACGCTTTCACCAAATTTAAACGGAATTTACTCGGGAAGCGGTAATTTCACCCAAGACGCTGACGCGGCTCTAAATGGCTTTAGTTTCAACATTAATTCAACGGCTGGATTGACAACCGAATTCGACGGGGCTGGGAATTTAAAGATGCATGGAAACGGAACTAGGTTGACGGTCGGGATTAGCGCGATAGATTTAACCCTACCGAATGGCGGCGTGTTTATAGAAAATGAAGCTGATTTGGGAAATGGTTCAAGGTTCGGGGCGTTAACGGGAAAAAGTGGAACGGCCTTTGATAACGACATAACAACTTTCAAGCTTTATTCAGATTATTTGAAAGCAACGATTTTCGACTTAAATTACGGCGGCAGCTTATCGGGTAGATTTAAATCTAACGCCAACGGAATATCTTTTGATAGTGGTAATTTAGAAATTCTATCAGCTCTTAGAATTGCAGACGGAAGCGAGGGTTTAAATAAAGTTTTAACTTCTGACGCGAACGGGGTTTGCTCCTGGCAAGTTGGCGGCGGCGGCGCGAACACAATTTATTCGGCTGATGATGATTTAGCTGGAAACAGAACGGTCGGTTTATTAGCAAATAACTTAATTTTTTCCACTACTAGCGAACCGAACTTATTATACTTAAAAGGTTCAAATAGTAGAATAGGGGTTGGCACGTTAAATCCTCAATGCGCGTTTAATGTTGTCGGACAAGTTAGGTTTGAAGGAACTTCACGAACTTTATTAAGTACGAATGTAAGTCAAGACGGCGTTGGATTAGGCAATAGCACCCCAACATTAAATTCGGTTCATAGTAGAGATATAGATATAAGATTTGAGGGAACAACAGATACAAATTTATTTTTTGTTGATGAAGGTTTAAATCAAATATCGGTAGGCTCAACAACTTATCCCGACACAAAAGTTTCAATAACCAACGCAGAAGCGAAAACCGTTTCTTTTGTTGTTTTAAGTCAAGACACTACAAAGAATTTTCAAGTTTTGGAAACGGGCGTAGTGTCTTTAAATACACAATTATCCGTAAGTGCTGGAACCGCGCCAACATCAACTTCTAAAGTAATTGTCGGCGGTGACATAGAAGTTGATGTTAACAATTATCACTATTTCGGGCCCCCTTCAAATAACGGAACCTATCGAATGGGAAACAATGGTTTAGGTAATTTGGTAATTGAAGAACGGGTTGCTGGGGTTTGGACTAACTTACAAACCTGGTAAAAAAAAATATTTGCGGATATTGATTTTCTTGCTTAGATTGCGAGAAATTAATAACTGAAATAATGAAAGATTTAAAAGAAAAAAAAGTAGAAAAATTTGAAACAACAAAACAAGAAATCGCTAATTTAGAACAAGTTTTTACACTTGCCAGGGTGCAAATTGTAAACAATAGCCCAAATGATAAAAAAGCCCTTGTTGATATAATTAATTTTGAAGCTCAATTTATTGAAAAATTAAATGGCAATAACTCGAATAATACCAGGGAATAATTTCATGACGTTGCTGGGGATGTCCTCGCAACTAAAAACAAGTTCTTACGACAGTGAAGCTGGAACGGGAACAACACTTTCTTCGGAATGTATTGGAGCCTTACCAGTGTTCGCCCATTTAACAAGCGATAATTCGCTATTTAATGACTTCACTAGCGTTATCGCGGTTGAAGAACCCTGGGTTGATAGTGTTGAATTTATCTTAATGGACGGCCAGGGAAATGATATTATTTTATTAGATGATTTGGCTTTAATGGGAATTCACTATCCGAAAGGCTTTTTATCAGCTGCCAACGGCTACACCACTGAACAAGAATGGTATTTAGGTTATCAAGTGGACTGGAAAAATGTTTTAATTGCTTACGGCCCAGGAAATTATCAAATAAAACAAGTAAATTCAATAATTGGTTTTCCCGATGTTGAGAAAGTTTCTTGTTTATATGAGTTGTGTGAATACTCTGACGCAAGGGCCGACAAAACGGTTAGAATAAACCTTTTTCAAAATGGAAAAATTATAGGTCAAGGGCTGGATTTCATGGGCGTTAACTGGGTTCAACAATATCGTTTTAAAGGCTTTTTTGGGGAAATGAAAAGGAGAATGGAACAAGATAATTATAAGGATAGTTCCCGTATTACAACCCAAATTCAAGACACTTTAGTTCACGAATATACTTTGCAGCCGACTTTAATGCCGATATGTTTAAGGAGTACGATTGATGAAATTATGTTAGCGAATGATGTTGTCATAAGCGATTACAACCTTAAAAACACAGACTATTTAAAAGATATTTCAGTTTATCCCGTTTCAGTAGATACGGAATATTTTGAGGAAACAAACAAGGCTTCGGATGAATTTAAGTTTGAAGAAAGAAAACAAAATAGAGTAAAAAGAAACGTGCGATGAAAATAAGTAAACACTTGACTTTAAAAGAGGTCACGAAATCCAATACGGCAGACCGTAAAGGAATAGACAACACGCCAACGGCAAAGCATTTGAAAAATTTGCGATTAATAGCTGAAAAAGTTTTTGAGCCGCTTAGAAATAATTTTGGGGTTTCAATAGGCATAAGTTCGGGATATAGAAGCAAGGCCCTTAATGACGCTATAAATGGAAGCTCAACAAGCCAACACATGGAAGGCCAGGCCCTAGATATTGACGCTGATATGTATGGCAAAATAACTAATAAACAAATTTTTGAATATATTTTACAAAATTGTGAATTCACTCAACTGATTTGGGAATACGGAACGGAAGAAGAACCTAACTGGGTTCATGTTGGTTACGACCCTAAGAACTTAAAAAATCAAGTCTTAAAAGTTACAAAAAGCGGCGGTTATAGAAATATGTTATGAAAGGAAAAATAGATAAGTTTTTGGGATATTTTGTAAGTAAAAAATTGAGCGTTTTTATCGTTGCCAGTTTCTTCGTTGGATTTGGAATGATAGCTTCTAATGAGTGGGTGAATATCGCGTTAATTTATATCGGCGGTCAATCTGTAATAGATAGCGCGGCCAAACTAAGAAAATGAAAATACCCTTTACAATAAACCAGGCGTTTAATATAGTGCTGATTATAGCCTTATTATTCGTTTCGCTTTGCTCTAAGCCGACAATAATTGTGAATAAGGGTATAACACCAAATGAATTGAATTATGCCTTACAAGCTCAAAAGGAAAAGATATTGCAAGATATTGATTTAAAAATAGAAAAAGATGCCTTTACAAAAATTGAAAATATTGATAGTCTTATGGCTATTAAGCGGCTTCGGGATAGTTTACGGACAATCGCACTCGGAAGATAGTGTTGTTTACTCCATGCGCGAAGACAGTTTGGCGATAAACTGTTTATTAAAACAAATTGAAAAAGATACTATTATTATTGCCAGGGGAAGGAGGATTGAAAGTTTGCAGCGCGTAGCAAAGTTAGATTCAACTATAATAAAACAACACAAAACAGATATATCCCTCTTAACAATACAATACAATAAATGTGAAAAACACAAAGTAAGAAACGTAAGAATTTCATTTCTTTGTGGATTATTAGTTGGAATTATCCCTTTTCTATTAAAATAGTTATATCTTTCGCCCTTCATATTGTTTAATCTTTCGATTATTCTTATGTTTTAGTTTAGAAAAGCCCGATTTGCTATCGGGCTTTTTGTTGCTCAACAAAAAATAAATACATTTTTTGTGTTTAATGCTAGGAATAATGAAATACATATTATATATTTGTACCAACAAACTGAAACAAGAACAATGAAATTAGCAAAAAACGATTTAATAGTAGTAATAACAGTGATAGGGCTATTTGCTTTATCTATTGGGGGTTGTAGCATGATGAAAAAGGCTACACATGGAAACGGAACAATTGAAACAGAAAAAACAATAAAAAGTAGAATTAAATAAAAACAAACAATTATGAAAACTTTAGCAAAAGACAATTATTCAAAAAACGAAGATTTTACAATTAACGGAACATTAATTTCAATTTTAGGTAAAACTTGCACCGGAAAAATACAATTAGAATATAATAAAAACGGTGAATGGATATTTAAAACAGTTCCGGAAAATTTTGATTTAAAAAATTTATAAACTAAAAACAAAAACAAATGAAAACTATTGAGCAGATAATTAAACAAGCCGAAGCAACGTATAAAAAAATAAATAAAATTAATTCTTTGGAAAATAGCTCTTATAATAAGTATTTGAAAGCAGATTTAAGCGGACAAATAAAAGGATTATATTTTGCTTCGGGCCTTACCTGGGAGAAATGGAACGTGACTTTATTAGGTGATTTTAAAAAATAAATACAAATAATGTGTTTTTAATTTGGAATAACGAAATACATACAATATATTTACACCAGTTAAACGAAACAAAAAAATATGAAAAATTTAAATACAGTTAAGCAAACAAAGTTAAACGCGATTTTAGATAGTGATGATTTTAAAAACATTTATGACTATGATAAAGAGGTTGCAGAATTAGCGAAAGAGCGTTGGACTATGAGAGAGGTCAGAGAGTTTTCACAATTCTTGATAAAAAAAAATAAATAATAATAAGGGGGCAAGGCCCCCGCTTAAAAACTAAATATTATGACACAAAAAAAAGCAAAAAGTAAACTAAGAAAAGAGCTTAAAGGCTTAACCCCGAAACAAATAATCAAAAAGTATAGCGATAAGCCGTTTTTTGAGCTAACAGAAGCGGAAAAAGATGAGGTGATTAACGCTTATAAAAAAAGCTAAACAAAAAACAACTAAAACAAAAATTATGAAAACGAACATGGAATTAAACATCAAAAAAGTAGAGAATTATTTTATTAACAAGATAATCAGCGGCGAATATAAAGTTGTAGAGGTTTGCGACTATACCCTAAAATTAACAATAGATAATGAATATAAGTTTGTTCTTTGGGTTGCGAATGAAAAAGTTTGTTTAAGAACTTACGATGAGGGAAATTACATGAGGTTAGACTTTTCAAGTAGCGACCAGGAACAAAGCTGGGCCCATATCCAAAAACACCGAAACAAGTATTATGAAGAAACGCAAAGGGCAAAGGACTTAAAAGAATTAGAAGTATTAACAAAAAGACTAAATAAAAAGCAATGAAAATATCTAAAACAATAACGCCAGGCGAAAGGCTTTCGCTTCAAGAATGGTATAATTATATCAGTTTGTCGGTTTGCCGCTTAAAAGGCATAACAAAAGCCCAAACGGTTAGAAAACAGTTTCCCATTGGAAAACACACTCAAAATAAATTTAAAAAATAAGATTATGAAAATAGGAGAAAAGTTGATAGAGATTAAAAGTAAAAAGAAAATAGAGAGGAAAGCAATAAATGAAGGAACTGAAATACACCTTAACACTATTAAAAAAATTGAAGACACTGGCGACGGCGTTTTATCAAAGATATTAACTGTTTTTAATTACCTGGGCTACAATAAAGCGAAATTAACTATTTGGAAAGAAGCTCCTAACGGTAAAAAAAGCGGCAAATGTGAAATTAATTTATAAAATAAATACAAATAATGTGTTTATTGTTTGGAAGTGTTAAATACATATATTATATTTACACCAGTTAAACGAAACGAAAATTAAACCAAACGACATGAGAACTTACATTTCAATAGAAAACGCCCAGGCAATGCAATTTGAACACACCTTAGAGGAATTTGATTTTTTAAATGACATAATTGATATTCGTGAAAGGGATTTTATGACTGACTTTATTTTTGAGGATTTAAACGAAGAAGAATTAACAACCTTAGACCAATTAAAAAACGATTTAATATGAAAGAGTTAATTAACATTATTAAAAATAAAAGGTTTACGACTTTAATGTATAGTAATAACCTTTTAACGGTTTTTCTCACTGGGGAACGGTATTATGAAATTGAAATGGATTACACCTCAACACAATTAAGCTTTGATAAAGATGCTAATTATGGTGAAGGTGATTGCTCAATTTCAATTTATAGAATTATGAGTTGTGATGATTTAAAGGAAAGTTATAAGGAATTAAAGTTAAATAATGTTCATGAATTAATAGAGTTATTAGAGGACAATCACTGGAAAGAATTTGAATAAAATAAAAACTAAAACTAAAACAAAATGAAAAAGTACAAACAAAATTTAAAAATTGAAGGGGATAAAGTTATTTCCTACGTGACACATGTTGCAACTATTAACGGAAGCGAATTGCATCAATTAGGCTATTGGAGCATGACAACACAAAAACATATTAACTATGTAGCAAAGGAATTAAATTTAAAATTAATTAAAAACTAGAACAATGGAAAAGTCAAACAAATTAAAGCTTTGGGAAAGCGTTGAAAAAACCGACCCAAAATACACGAAAAAAGCAAACGTTAAGGGGAACAAAATTACATCAATAGCTCCACAATATCAAATTTTAAATGCTACCAGGCAATTCGGCCCGTATGGTGAAAGCTGGGGTTTTAAGGACATGAAAATTGGCTACGAATTAAAAGAACTAGGCCTGGCAACTTTTAAAGCAAACTTTTATTATCCAACGGGTGAATTTGAAATTATTAATTCTGTTTCACTCTTTATGGATAACGCGAAAACAAAGGTTGATGATAATTTTGCTAAAAAACTGGAAACAGATACTTTGACAAAAGCTTTGTCAAAGCTAGGGTTTAACGCCGACATATTTTTAGGAAAATTTGATAATGATAGGTACTTAGACCAATTGAAAGAGGAATTTCCTTTGCCAGTTGAGCCGCCCACAGAATTTGAACTAGCTTTAGAGGAATTCAGCAAAGCAAAATCAACAAAAGAACTTTTGTCTATATGGAGTAAACACAAAAAATATCAAAATCAACCTTTAATTATTGCAGCAAAAAACAAAGCAAAACGAATTTTAAGCTTGGATAACGCTATTGAGCCGCTATTTCAAAGGGATTTGAACGCCGTTGAGGAAAGAACACTGAAACAAAGGAATATAAAATAAATACAAATAATGTGTTTATCGTTTGGAATAACGAAACACATGTTATATATTTGGACTGTTGCAACGAAGCAACAACACAAAAACAAAAAAAATGCCGATTAATTTACTTTACACAGATAGTGAAATTTTAAAAATTAGAAAATTCATTTTAAAAAAAATAGAATTAACAAAAGAGGATTTAAACTTGTTAAGTGATATTAATTATTATTTAGGAATACAGAAATAAAATGAGCAACAAAGAACAATTTACAAACGAAAGAGAGTACGAACAACTAAAAGAACAAGAAAATGAAAAACACATTATTTACAATAGAATCCGAGTATATTCAACTAATGGAGGAAATACAAAACGCCGAAGGAGAAATAACGGAAGAAACACAAAGCAAACTTGAAATAAACGAATTACAGTTACAAGGAAAATCAATTGCTTATTTAAGTGTGATAAGGCAAAACGAAGCTGAAAACATGGTTATTGATGAGGAAATAAAGCGTTTAACCGCGATGAAAAAAAGAAATAATAACCTGGTAGCGAATTTAAAAGAAAGGGTTTTAACGGCGGTGAAATTATACGGCGATTATGAAGTTGGATTAAATAAATTTGGAACAAGAAAAAGTTCTAGTATTGAGGTTGAAAATGTAAATGCTTTGCCGAAGGAATATAAGGTTGTAAAGGTTACTGAACAAGCTGATAAAGCTGGTTTAAAAAAGGCCCTAAAACTAGGCGAAGAAATAGAGGGCGTTCAGCTAGTGGAAAAATTAAATTTAAAAATCAATTAAAAACTAAAAACATGAAAGGAACACACAAAACAAGATTATTGACCTACTTAAAAGACTATGGAAGTATAACCTCCTTACAAGCGATACAAGATTTAGGGAACACTAGATTAGCCGCTTCAATTTTTTTATTACGCGATGACGGGCACTTAATTCAAAGTAAAATGATTATAGTTCCCACACGCTGGGGGGGAACGACAAGTGTTGCCAGGTATATATATATAAATAAGATTCATAATGGGAATAACGATTAATTATATAGAAATAACACCAACCGAAGAAGTGAATTTAATGCTTAAATTATACGGAAAAGGGTGTTCGCTTTTAACCATTTCACAAAATAAAAATATACACTTGCATCCCTCGGGAATTCATAAAATTTTAATGGAATTTAATGTTTATAAAGGAAAGAAGCCGAATAGGGTTTACTTTCCTCAACCAACATCAAACCAATGGAGTGAAAATGAAATGCACTACGGAAAAAACGCGCTGAAATATACCTGGGAAAGCCTGGGAGCCGAAGAAAGAGGGTTAACACAAAAGCGAGAACACGAAGTTTTGAAAAAATTAAATTAATATTTTGAATGTAAATATAAAAAACAGACTTTTATCCAATAAACTAAAACAAGAATAAAATGAGCAAAGAACTTCCATATTTCAAATTTAACGTTTCTGAATGGCTCCTGGGCCGCATATCTGATGAAAATTATAGAGTGCAAGGAATTTTCCTGGGGTGTTGTTGTTACTACTGGCATCAAGAAACCGTATTAACTAGAAAGAAACTCAACAAGAAAATAGGGAAAACTAATGCAAAACTAATGATAGATTTAAAATTTATTATTGAAGTGGAAGGGGATATTATTATAACTTTTTTAGACGAACAATATACCGAACTAAGCGTTTTAAGGGAGAAAAGAAGTAACGCGGGAAAAAAGGGAGGTCAAGCAAAACCGAAGCAAACGTTAAGCCAGGTTAAAGCAGAAGTCAAGCATTTAGATATAGATATAGATAAAGATAAAGATATAGATAATAGTAAAGTGTATTCCAAAGAAATACACGAATGCTTAAAACATTGTTTAGTTTTCTTTCCTTTAGAAACCAGGCCCAGCAATAAAGCGATAGAATTAAAATGGTTAGACACTATTGACAAATTATTTAGGATTGAAAAAATACCTTTAAAAACAATTTATGAAGTTGTAAAACTCACCAGGGCCGACCATTTTTGGAAAAAGAATTTTTTATCAATACAAAAATTACGAAAGAGGGATAAGAACGATATACTTTATTTCACTATCTTTAGTGAAGCAACAAAAAAAAACACCTCAAAGAGCAGCACAAAAGTAGGAACAAAAAACGAATTTGAAAAATTGATTTAACATGGCTTATCACAGATTAGAAGGGTTAATGAATGAAGAACAATTAAAGAAACGGAAGTTACTTTCAAAAACAGATACCCAGGAGCAAAGCAAAAAAACGAAAGAATACTGGGATAAGGTAAAAGAGAACAAGCAATTACCACTTCCAGGCCGAACGGATTTATGGCATAGAATTCCCTACGTAGCAAACCACATTTTAAAAAACACCGATAAAACTTTTGTTATAGACGAAAAAAGTAAAGAATTATTAAGATTTATTTGTTTGTATTTTGCGGCTGATAAAATGTTTTTAGAGGAAACCGTTTTAGATAGTAACCTTTTAAAAAGCGTTAATAATGCCGCCAGTATAAAAAAGGGAATTATTTTAGCTGGAAACTGTGGAACGGGCAAAACATTAATAATGAAATCGGCTCAAAAAATTTACAACTATTTTCCCGATAACTCTTTTAAATTTGCAACGACTTCCCAGGTCGTAACGGATTATAATAAACCAAATGACAAGGGAGGTGATGAAGCGATTACCAGGTATAAGAACGGTGACTGGTGTTTTGATGATTTTGGCTCCGAAGAAATGGGCTCACACTTTGGCAAAATAGAGGTAATGAAAGAAATAATATTAAGGCGATACGAAATGTTTATTAACTACGGAAACAAAACATATTTGACAACAAATTTAAGCCCCCAAATGATTGAAGAAAGATACGGCGAAAGAGTGATGTCAAGGTTAAAAGAAATGTGTAATATTAAAATAATAACGGGCAATGACAGAAGAAAATAAAGCTATAATGGAATTTATTGTTGTCACCTGGTTTATGGCTTTAGGAATTATTATGTTTATATTGATTAAAAAATTTAAAAAATGGAGTTTTGGAAAACGGAAAGAGAAAAGCAATTAACTGAAAACAGTTTAGAAATAATAAATTATTTTAAAGCAATTGCCGAAGCGGCCCAGGAGCGAACCAATGAATTAATTTTAATATCTGAAAGGGATGAGGAAATTATTCACGAACTCAATAAAGAAATAGAGGACTTAGAAGAAACAATAAAAAACTTATATCAAATCCAACAAAAAAATGATAAATGTATTAATTGGAGCAACAAAAAAATAGAGGAATTAGAAAACAAGTTAAAACGGTTTAAGTTTTATGAAAATTAAAATATCAACTAGGCTGGTGATTTTAACAAAAACAAGGGCCTACAAAATTCCTATTTCAAAACGGGGTTGGATGCAAGGAAAAAATGAAAAACTTATTTGGAACAAGTACAAAAAAAAATTTAATCTTTTAGCTCCATTCAAATATCGTTTTTTTGGAATTGTATGTCAACAAAGAATTTTACCAATTTTTAGGATTGACGAATATGCAGTTAAAAGAGCGAAAAAATTAATGCCCGAATTTGATTTTGAAAACTGTGATTTATATAACGCTCAAAACTGGGGATATTATAAGGGAAAAATTTTACTTTTGGATTATGGAGTAAATTTAGAAATTAGTAAATTATATTAAATATGGAACATGGAAATCTTATTTTTGTTGGTTTCGTTATGGTTGCTTTCTATGTTATGATGATTATTTGGATATACGAAAAAGAGGAATGAAAATAACTTTAGTAAAACAAATGAACAACACTTTTAAGATTGCTTATAATTCAGATTATGAGGAAGCTAAAAAGTTAAAAACTGGCGAAGAATACCAGTGTACTATTGTAAGGCCCCGAAACTATAAATTTCACAAATTATTTTTTGCTTTGCTGCAAATGGTTTATGAAAATCAAGAAGTCTATAACAATATTGATTTCATGCGCGAAGAATTAACAAAAGCTTCGGGATATTACGTTTCTTTTTTTAATCACAAAGGAATTGAATGTTTTAGAGCCAAAAGCATTTCGTTTTCTAGCATGGATAATGACGAATTTAAAGTGTTTTTTGATAAATTTTTAGATACTGTTATACTGGTAAACGGGTTTGACAAAGAAACAATTTTAGAAAATTTAGAGGATTTTATGTAATGGCTGGAAATAAATGTCTGTATTGCAAAGAGGTTTACAAAAAACAAAGGGATAATCAATCGGTTTGTTCCTCCGTTTGCGCTATGAAATACACTATACAACAAAGAGAAAAAAAAGCGGCTCAAACAAAACAAAAAGAAAAAAAAGCATGGAAAGAGGAAAAAAAGAAGCTCCTTCCCTTTGTATATTCTAAAAAATATAAAAACAACCTACAAAGTCAAATCAACTTATTAGCCCGTAAAATAGATTCTTATTTTGGTTATTTATGTATAGATTGCGGAAAGCCTTACGGGCAACAAACTGACGGGGCCCACTTTCACAATGTGCAAGGCAACGAAAACATAAGATTTAATCTACATAATATTCATTCGGCCCGAAGTAACTGCAATAAATGGGATTCAGAACACAAAATAGGCTATAGAAAAGGCATTGAAAAACGTTACGGAAAAAAATACCTCAACTTTATTGATGTAGAAATTTCAAAAAAATATCCTTACCTGGGTTTAAATGAGTTAGAAATTTCTGAAAAATTAACAATAGCAAGAAAATTAAATAGGGATTTTGATAAAGTCACTACGTTAAGAGGTAACAACGGAATTCAAATGCGAGATTATTATAACAATTTATTAAAAATTTATTCTTAATTTGCGGTTATTATGAAAAAAACATTGAATTTAATTTTTTGGTTATCCGTTGGATTAATTCTTATCGGATTAATACCTTTCGCCGTTATGCTTATATTTAAATACTTTTATTGGGCCTGGAAAATAGTTATGTAAAATGGAAGTTTTAATTAAAGCGTTAATAATTTCAGGCTTTTGTATTGGCCTACGTATTATATCAAGCCCTGGCATGATATTCTATTTTCTTAGGATGCCTTATGAATGGGCCGAAAAGAACTCAAACCCCCTTAAACAAGTGTTAAAACCCGTTATAGGGTGCGGAACTTGCATGGCTTCGGTTTGGACTTTAGCCATTGAGCTAGGACACTATCACACTTTTACAACAGAATCGGTCATTATTGCTTTCGTTGTAGCCGCGTTAAACTCTATATTTTACGCTTATTACGAAAAATTAGTAAAATAATACTAAAAAAAGTTAGTATTTAAACACCTCAAAACTAAGTAGTTATAAAAAACTTTGCTATTTCTAGCAAAAAACTTCGGTTTTTATTGTGTAGTTATACTATTTATAGTATATTTGTACCAGTTAAGAGAAACAAAAAGCAGAATACTAGAAGCGATAACCTAACCTACTTGGAAATCAAATTTAAAGAAACGGTTTTTTTACTCTTAATTATAAAACTAAACTAAAGCTTGAATTATGAAAACATTATTAGCGATTGAATTATTAAAAACCCAGGCAAAGAACCAAAGGTTAAATGAAATGAACACAGTGAAGCAAATTATCAAATTATCAAATGAATGGGCGTGTGATGAGTGGTTTACTATTGGCTGGATGGAGGAAACAGACATGATGATTGATATAGATGAAAAATTTATGGAGGTTGACGGATTATGTTTGGAGGACTGGTTAAAAAAACATTTTGAAATAACTCACGAAAGCGATAAACACGTTGTATTTAAAACATTTTCTTTTTAATATTAATAACTAAAAACTAAACACTATGAAAAACTTAAAATTAACACCAGCACAAAACAGATTTATTGAAAAGGTAAAAAATGAGAATGAAAACGAAGTAGGTTATCAGATACATTGTACAGAATACGGAACAAGGGATGCCCTTTTAAAGAGGGGATTAATAGTTGAGCAGACTATGAAGCTAGACCACTGGTTAAACGCTCACAAATGTTATAGGCTACCAGTAGAGGAAAAACCTAAAACACTTAACCAATGTCGTGAAGGTTATGTCTTAGCCTATGACAAAAACGGTATTCAACAAAGAGTTAGAAGGGGTAAAGAGTTTATTCAATTTATGATTAAAAACAGTTAAACAAACAAAAACTAAATTAACTAAAAACTAAACATTATGAAAAACGAAATAGAAATTTTACAAAATAAAGCTGACCAAATTTCAGAACAAATAACGTATTTTGAAATTGACGAATGGGATTACACTGAACAGTTTGACAACATGCTTGACGAATGTTATGAGGGGCCATTCAACATATTACCTTCAAAAATATTAAGCGAATGCGACCCCATTCAATATCGTTGTTGGCTATCTGATTACGTTAGTGGAATTGACTTGGATGAGGTTTACGAATATAATGAACTGGTGATAGAGCTTGAAGATTTAGAAACACAAATAGAAGATTTAAATGAATTATTAGAAAACGAAACAACATGAGAAAAACAATATTAAAAACATTAATAGATAAAAAATGGAGCGTAAAAAAGCTACATGAGGAAACGGGGATAAGATATAACTCTTTAAACGATTTCCTAAAACACAACAAAGGAATAGGATTTAATAATTTGGCCCAGGTATGCGAACGCCTGGGCCTTAAACTTGTAAAGCTGGAATAAATTAATACCTTTGATTGAATAAGAACTATAAATTTATTGAATAATGGAGGTTAAAAACAGAAAAATAAAAGAGCTAATTCCAGCCGAATACAACCCCAGGGAGTTGACAAATAAACAAAAAGAGGATTTAACCGCTTCACTAGCGAAGTTCGGTTTGGTTGACCCTATAATAGTAAACACACACCCAAAAAGAAAAAACGTTTTAGTCGGAGGACACCAGCGAATGAAAGTTTGGGAATCTATGGGAAACGAAACAATTGCAACGGTTGAAGTTTGTTTAAGCCTGGCAAAAGAAAAAGAACTTAACGTTAGGCTAAACAAAAACACTGGTCAATTTGATATGACTATATTGGAAGAACATTTTAAGGCCAACGACCTTATTGAATGGGGTTTTGAGGATTATGAAATTGGAGTAATTGCCGACATAGATTTAGGGGCTTTTTTTGAGGAAAGCAATAACGAAGAAACGGAAAACAAAACGAAAATTATATTGGAATATTCTGCCGATGATTTTGAGTTAGTAAACGACAAGCTAAATTCAATTAATGGAAGTAAAGAACAAATTGTTTGGAAATTACTAGGGCTAGACACATGAAAACAACGGTTATAATTCAACTAGAAATAGAGGGGTTTCACAACTACCCAAAAGCCCCCGAAAAAGTTAAATTCCTTTCGTTAAACCATAGGCACACGTTCACCATAAAATGCGGCTACAAAGTAAAAGACTTAAATAGAGAAAAGGAAATATTTATTTGTCGCGACCAGGTTAAAAGCGAATTAATTAAACGTTACGGCACTCCTTGTGAATTTAAGAACATGAGTTGTGAAATGATAGCCAAAGAAATTATTGAATTCGGCAAATCTGACGGCCTTATTTGGTGTGAAGTTTGGGAAGAATTAACGGGAGGGGCCAGGGTTGAAATATGAGTTTTAAAGGCGTAACAAATAAAGGGAGGTATCAAAAAGACAAAATGACGCGCGACCATGCGAATTGTTTGGGCCTAAAAATACAACTAAGAAACAAGTTCTTATCAAAAATAAAACAACCCTTTTCATTAATTGAACCCTTTTACGGTTACGGCGAAATGAGTGAAAGGATTTACAATAATTACAAACTTTCTAAACACGAAAAACTCGATATAGAGCCAATAGATAAAAGCATAAAAAAAGCCGATGCAAATGTATATCCAATAGGAAAAAAGCTCAACTATAACGTGATTGATTTAGACCATCACAAATTAGAAGTTCTACAAACCTTTTCGCACTGGTGTAAAAGTATGCAAGGGGATTGCACTTTTTTTATCACTTTTGGAATAATGAGTTTCGCGCGAAAAACATTTGTAAAAGAACAAACGGTAAAATATAAAGGAGGAGAAAAAAAGATGCAATTAAATTATCAATTATCCTACACGATGCCCGAACAATACATTAAAGATTGCGCGAAAGATAACGGATTTAAGGTTTGCAACTTAATAAAAATAAGATATAAAAACATCGTTAGTTATTACGCTTTTGAGCTAAAAAAAAATGATAGTAGATAATCAAACCAATATAAAGGTTCATTTTGCGGCGACTGAACAAGTACACCAGTTCCACGCCGTAAGGGCGGTCGGCGGCAGATACAGTCTATATACGGCCTATCCCTTTATAGAAAGAATGATGTTTGATAAGATAAAAGCTCCGATAATTCCTTGCGAGTTTAAAAACAAAATACATGAAATCCCTCAATTCGTAATTCAAAACAGTAGGCACACCATTCAAGATTCGGGCCTTTTTACTTTAATGTTCGGTTCTCAAAAAGGCAATAAAGATAAGAAATTTTTAGATAGGTATTGTGAAAACTTAATAGAGTTTACTAAAAAATACGGCGAAGGAAGTTCAGTGGTTGAAATGGACACTCAGAAAATACTAGGAATTGATAGTGCCTGGGAGTATAGAATGAAAATGGCCGAAGCTTTGCCGAACAGAATGATAAACGTTTTTCATTTAGAGGACAAACAAAAAGGGCTTGATAGGTTAATTGAGTACTCTGATTATATAGCGATTAGCGTTCCTGAATTAAGGTTAACAAAAAAAAAGGGCTATCTTATTCAACTGGCTAATTATATTAAAAACAAAAAACCAAAAATAGATATTCACTTACTAGGGTTTACGGAAAAAAACTTATTATCTTCATTAAAATTTTGTTCCAGCTGCGACAGTAGTTCATATACTTCGGGGGTGAGATATGGATATATAGACGGGAGAAAAATCAGTACAATGAAAAGCGAGGAAGTTCAAAAAATTGTAACGAAAAAAGATTACGAATTATTAAGGCAATACATTTCGGAAGCAACCGCGAACGGCTTTATATTAAACATTAAATCAGAATTAGATAAATACCGAATTCATGCTGGGAGTCAAAATTAGTTTATACCTGGGAGCCTTTATATTATCCAATTTCCTTGTCTTATGGCTAGGCTCAAAGGGGTTAATAATTACGGCTATTTTTTTAATCCCTTTTGACTTTGTGATGAGGTGTATGTTTCACGAACAATGGAAGGGCAAAGAATTAATTTTAAAACTGGGGGCCCTGGTCTTTACGGCTTCACTTATAACGTTTTTAATAAACCAAAATTCAATAAATATAGCCCTGGGAAGCATGATTGCTTTTGCTTCGGCTCAACTTTTAGCTGGTATTTTTTATCAAATATTTATAAAAAAGTCTTTCTTTGTAAAAGTAAACGGCTCCGATGCAGTGGGAATTCTAATTGATAGCGTAATTTTTCAAATCATTGCTTTTGGTGTTATAGACTTTAATATTACGATTAGTCAATTTGCTTTGAAAATTATAGGGGGCTTATTTTGGTACTGGATAATCTTTGAGAAAATGAAATTATATAAAAAATGATAATAGAAAAATTATATCACTTTTACGCGGCCCATAGGAACAAGGCTGGGGGCGAAAAATGCGGAAGAATACATGGACACACTTATAACGTAAAATGTTTCTTTAGTTTTAATGAAATTAATGAAGGGGGGATAAGTTGTTTATTTTCAGACATAGATAAATTAACTGAACCAATTATCAAAAGTCATTGTCATTGGTTTTTAATATATGAGGGCGACCCCTTAGTTGAAGTTTTAGAGTTAGCGAACGAACCTATTTTAAAACTACCATTTGAAACAAGTTTAGAAAATATTGCGATTTGGCTTTTTACCAGGATTAAAAACGAAACAAACCTTCCAATTAAAAAAATAGAATTAGCAGAAACAAAATCCTCAACTATTATATATGAACCTAAAAATTAGCGAAATATTTTACTCCTTACAAGGCGAAGGGCTAAGAACGGGCGTTCCTACTATTTTCATAAGAACTTCGGGCTGCAAAACAAAGAATGCATGTTTCGCCCTGGGGATTAAATGCGACACTGAATTTGAAAGCGGAAAGGAAATGTCTTTAAAAGAAATAGAAAAATGGATTATTAATAACGCGAAAGGGTGTAAGGAAATAACCTGGACGGGGGGCGAACCTTTAGACCAGTTAAATTCAGATATGACTAAGTTTTTTAAGAAAAAAGGATATTATCAAACTATTGAAACCAGTGGACTTCAACCAATGATAGAAAACATTGACTTTATAAGCGTTTCACCAAAGGTAGCCGAACACGTTGTTAAAAAGAACTTTCCCCAGGGAGTTGACGAATTAAGATACGTAAGACACCAGGGGCAAGATATACCCAGCCCATTAATAAAAGCTAAAAAGTATTATCTTAGTCCGCATTCAGACGGGTACGAAATTAATAAAGAAAACATGAACCATTGTATTAACTTATGTTTAACGAATCCAAAATGGAGTTTAAGCGTACAAGACCACAAGTTATGGAATATCTTATAAATAGTGCTGAATGGCATTTTAAACAAGTTTTAAAAGCTTTAAATGAAGATACCGACCGCGAGGGCCTAAAACAAACCCCGAAGCGTTATATCAACTTTATGAGGGAGTTCTTAAAAACTAAAGAATTTGAATTTACTACCTTTGACGCGGAAGGAGCTGACGAAATGATAATACAAAC